GCATCAGACCTTTTGCAGATGATGATGGTAAATGGAGTGGTGAAGTAGACATATCTATAATGGCATTTCCAGAAAATCCATTAGATGATGATGACTACGGGCAGCTTATGCATTTTTCTAAAATGATGTGTGCCTCTGTACCTGTCATGGAAGAGGTGCCAGAACTTCGTAATATCGTACACGAATATGTATTAAATGTTATTGACAACGAGATGGATATTACTGTAGAACTAGAAGAAGAAATGGGTGTGGAGAAAACCTACGATGGCAACGTAATACACCTTAACTTTAACACAAAGACAGGAGGTTCAGCATGAGTAGACATGAGGATTACATGAAGATAATGAGGGAAAAAGAGCAAGCTGGTAAGGAAGCCTACAGTGGTAATGTACTTGATATGGTCAACAGTCCACCACACTACAATCAAACAGGCATTGAGTGCATACATGCTATCTCTGCTGCCACTGACAAGGGGTTCAGGTACTACCTGCAGGGTAACATTATGAAGTACCTCTGGCGATTTGATTACAAGGATAAACCTATAGAGGATTTGCAGAAGGCCAAGTGGTATTTAGACAAGTTGATTGAAGAGGTAATGGCAGATGGCAAGAGTTAAACTGTTCATTACCATAGACGTGGATGAAGAAGAATACCCTATACCTGCTGATGGGCAGGTAGGTGAGGAGATAGAAGATGGCATACGTGAGTACTTTTACGATGTAGACGGTGCTGACATTAGAACAATTAGAACTATAATGGAGTGATAAAATGATAAGCAACCAATTACCAACAGACTACCAAAACTTTATTGCTCTTTCCCGATACGCACGATGGAAAGAGGATGAACAACGAAGGGAAACATGGAGTGAAACTGTATCAAGATATTTTAATTACATGGCTAGCCACTTGTCTAGCAATCACGGCTATAAGCTTCCTGATTCACTGAGGGGTGAACTAGAAGAGGCTGTACTTAGTCAAGCTATCATGCCTAGCATGAGGGCATTGATGACATCAGGGCCAGCACTAGACCGCTGCCACGTAGGTGGATACAACTGCTCATACGTACCTGTGGATAGCCCACGTGCGTTTGATGAGACTATGTACATCCTAATGTGTGGCACAGGTGTAGGCTTCTCTGTGGAGCGTCATTGCATTGAGAAACTACCTATTGTGAATGAAGACTTTCATCACACAGACACAGTAATCAAGGTGGGTGATTCACGTCCGGGTTGGGCTAAGTCACTGAAAGAACTGATTGCTATGTTATACACTGGACAGATTCCCAAGTGGGATGTGTCTGAAGTACGTGCAGCAGGTGAACGCCTCAAAACATTTGGCGGTAGGGCATCAGGCCCACAGCCTCTAGTTGAGTTGTTTGAGTTTGTTGTACAGAAGTTTAAGGGTGCGGCAGGACGTAGGCTCTACCCAATTGAGTGTCACGACATCATGTGTAAGATTGGTGAAGTGGTAGTCGTAGGTGGTGTACGCCGTAGTGCATTGATTTCATTGTCTAATCTCAATGATGACCAGATGGCACATGCCAAGTCAGGTCAGTGGTGGGAGAATGAAGGACAACGTGCGTTGGCTAATAACTCTGTAGCCTACAAGACTAAGCCTGAGATGGGTACATTCATGCGTGAGTGGTTGTCTCTGTACGACAGTAAGTCGGGTGAGCGTGGTATCTTCAACAGGCAGTCAGCTATCAAGCAAGCTGCTAAGAATGGTAGACGTGAGACTGACCATGACTTCGGGTGTAATCCTTGCAGTGAGATAATCTTACGCCCATACCAGTTTTGTAATCTGTCAGAGGTAGTTGTACGTGAGAGTGACACAGTAGATACACTCAAGGAAAAGGTACGCCTAGCTACTATTCTGGGTACGTTCCAAGCTACGTTGACTAACTTCAAGTACTTGCGTAATGTATGGAAGAAGAATACAGAGGAAGAACGCTTGCTTGGTGTGTCACTAACAGGTATCATGGACAACAAGCTGACATCTACAACAGGCAATACGCTTGAGGTGATGCTAGAAGTCTTGCGCGATACTGCAGTGCAGACTAATGCAGCTATGGCGAAGCAGCTTAAAATACCGCAGTCTACTGCAGTTACGTGTGTAAAGCCTAGCGGTACTGTATCGCAGCTTACTGATGCAGCGTCAGGTATCCACGCACGGCATAACCCATTCTACATTCGTACTGTTCGTGGTGATAACAAAGACCCACTGACACAGTTCCTTATGTCACAGGGTATACCAGCAGAGCCTGATGTAATGAAGCCAGACAGCACAACAGTATTCAGCTTCCCTATGAAGTCACCATCTGGTGCAATCACTAGGACACAGATGAATGCTATTGAGCAGCTTGAGTTATGGCTTACCTATCAGCGTCATTGGTGCGAACATAAGCCTAGCGTAACAATTTCAGTGAAAGAAAACGAATGGATGGCTGTAGGTGCTTGGGTGTATGAGCATTTTGATGAGGTATCTGGTATCAGCTTCCTGCCATTCAGTGAACATACATATCAGCAAGCACCTTATCAGGATATTGATGAAGATAACTACAAAGAGTTCTTGACAAAGATGCCAAGTAATGTAGACTGGTCATTGTTGCAGGAGTTTGAGAAAGAGGATACCACATCAGGTGGGCGTGAGTTAGCCTGTACTGCAGGGGTATGTGAAATAGTTGACATCGAAGCAGCGTAGTGATAAGTTGGTATGGAAACGAGGGGACGGTTGGGTACAATACAATCCCCCTCGTAGCCATCCTAGTTATGAGGAGTGGAAGAAACTAAAAGAGAAAGAGAAGGAGAAGGAATGAAGGAAGTATTAGTGAATGCAATACGTTCCCACTTAGCTGGGAACATTAACAAACACCTAGCAAACATACAGGTGTACATGAATAGCACAACAGGTATCGGTGAACACTCTGATATCGTAGAGACTATCGAACTGGAACTAGAACAAGTTGCTAACTACCATGACAAGCTAGAGATGTTAGTTAAGTATTTTATTCAACCCTCAACCACTGAAGAGGAGACCACAGATGATGTTAACTGAAAGATTCAAACCAAACCCGTACACAGGTGAGCCTATGTACAAGAAGGATAACCCAGAAGCACAGAATAAAAGAAACAATGACAGGATGTGGGTTAATGGTGAGTACATACCTAAGTCTCATCCCTTGCACAAACCCGGACGATACAAAGCGTTAGATGATGCATGGTCGCACGAGAAGATTGAAAGTGTAGCTGAAGGTGAAGTTTACGCTATCATCAATAGTGCATGGCCTGAGTGGGTTAAGGTAGGTAAAGCAGTCAAGTCTACTGACAGGTTGACCAATTACCAAACATCATCACCCTTTCGTGATTACAAAATTGTAGCAACAATCTCTACAGATAATCAGCACACAAAGGAACGCGAGATGCACAAAATCTTTGAACACTTTGCTGATGAGCGTAAGGGTGAATGGTTTAAGATTGACAAGGTTACTACAATTAAGTTGTTCAACTTTCAGGTACAGGAGAATATGGATGCGGCGTAATGGCCTAAGTAAGTACGATGCTCCACTCAAGATTCAGTTTGAGTGGGGCTACGAAGCCTTTAAGAAAGGTAAGTGTGGTAAGGCTAAGAAGGGTTTCTTCATGGCTGACAGCGGCATGGACAGGAATACCATGCAGCATCGTGAGTGGGTACGTGGATGGAATACTGCATTCTACGATAACCTTGAGAGGATACTGAAACATGAACAAGCTAGAGCAGGAAGCTAACAACTGGATGAAGGAGAGAAAAATGATGAGTAGTATTACAGCAACAGAATACCAGATACGTGCTGCTGAGACTGCCATCTTCCCAAAAGAAAAAGCCCTTGAGTATATCACTCTTGGGCTTACTGGTGAGGCTGGTGAGATTGCTAATAAGGTAAAGAAATTGATACGTGATGGTGCTGACATTGAAGGATACAACGATAAGCGTAATCAGATAGGTGCGGAGTTAGGAGATGTTCTATGGTACTGCGCTATGCTTGCAAAGGAAGTGGACATGAATCTTGGTAGCATTATGGAAGGTAATCTTGACAAGCTGGCAGACAGGAAAGCTAGGAACCGTTTACAGGGTGACGGTGACAATCGTTAAACTAACACCCTATGCTGCTATTGTACTGTGGTTAATGTATATGTTTGGTATGGCATTAGCCAATGACATATGTGGATGTATAAAGCAGTATGATGGATGGTGGAGAATAAAAGAGGGGGCTTAGTTGCCCCCTTAC